TGACACCAGATTACGTACTGGTGGATTTATCCCAAATGTGACACCCCCGTAGACCATTGACAGGGTCACGGAAGCACCACATGAGGTATCGCTGCCATGCACGTGTCCTGATGTGCATGGTGGATTTATCAAAACCAACGGTGATGGATTCGTCGATTTCAGGGATTGCATCTCCCTTACGGCTCTTAATATTACATCGTCTCTGGTGTTGTTCCGGCAATGAGATTCGAGACGATCTAAAATAAGCATCCAGAGCGCTGAGTTCAGGTAAAGAAAAATCATTTACCAAGCTAACATCCAGAAGCGTTTGTGGGGAGACGTCTATCTTTTGGACATTACGTTTTTGCACTTTAAAAGCTTCTGAGTGGCCATAACTCTCATTAACGAGATTAATGTTAATGCGCCGATTGGGGGCGGCGGTCTGGAGGAATTTTGCTATTGATCCATAAACTGGTAATTCGCCATAGAGCACGCCATACATGTCTCCAAGGCTACGGTAATAATGTGCAGCCCAACCGTGTTCGATGACATCACGATTGATAATGGTTGTTAAGGACGTGATTAGTTTGCGCAATTTCTGCACATAATAATAACGCCCATCAGCCAACTGCACAAAATTGCCTGAGCAAAATTCAGTGAGTCGTGGGTCTTTCCTGATTATGAGTTTAGCGGACAACCCAAAATAAGAATAAGTATCTACAGGTTCCTTAGGTGGACTCGACCCATAAGAATCATCACCTTTAACAACGAAACCATCAAAATCACAGCATAGTCCATCCATGCGGCACTCTGATAACGGGCAATAATTGACAATCTTGAAATACATCGTTGTGACGTAATTTCCAACACCATTGCCCAAACCAGTATCGACATCACCGGACCCTCGGCAATATTCGAAGAGGAATTTGAGACCCTCGTTAGTATGACCAGCTTTCATCATCTTAACAGCGAAAAGAACGGACAAGTCGCACACCTCTTCTTCAGGTGTAACAAAAGCGTAAACTAGCCATTCAATCACCATGTACAACATCCTCTGAGAGGACTCATAAGCTGACATGTCATTTTCAAACATCCACGTTGCCTTGGCAAGAAGCTTAGAGAACTTTTCCCCGCAAGAGAAAAAGTCACAAGCATTAGCTACCTGAGGTAATTGGAAGAACGCATCCTCCAAACGTGCTATGTGTCGTGCATAATAGATGTTGAAACGGGGGTCCCGGCCCATGATGAGCCTAGGGTGTTTCCCTTCCTCAAAATACCGTTCATTCTTGACAAATGCAGTGATTTTTGAGATCTTAGTGAGGTCACGCGTGCCTTTACAAAGTTGGTTGTAGGCTTTCAAGAACCGGCGGCGCGAACCACCGGGTTTGCTAGCGACGTATCGCGCAAAAGTCCACTCAGGGTTATAGACCTCTCGCATCTTTGCCGATAGATGCTTAATGATCCTGAGTAGGAGATTCCAATCAATCCGGTCATATTGAGGGTCAGGTGTGACCTTAAAGTAACGGCCCCGGAAAGACTGCAACTGGTTGTGTATGCAGTCAGCCATTACAACTACGGGTTGTGGGTCTAAGAGCGGAACTCCTGGACAACCTCGTTCCAGAACTTGGAGACAAGGCCAAGCTGTGCAGCGATCCGTTCGACCCCGTTGCAAATCTGTAATTTTATCCCAGCTGAGATACGCAGATTTCCAGGGAGGAC